TACATCTCATTATGTGCGACAGCGTACGCACAGCCTTGAATATAATAGTCAGTGATTTGTTTTTGGTTCTTTTTCTTTTTTGATGTTTTAAAATCAATAATTGTGGGTTTACCTTTCCAAATACCGACCATATCAGTTCTACCTGCGTACCTATATTTATTAGACCAAAGAACTTGTTCTTGTCCCCAAATTTCTTCAACTCCACGCTCTGTGGCTCTAATCAAATCACGACTCATTTGCCTTACGTCGAGCCTCTGATGCATTAATTCGTCCCATACGTCTTCCCCGTTGAAATGACGTTCTGCAAATTCGTGAACTAAAGTGCCTCGATCTGTCGCTTCTTTGGAAACCCGTGCGGCTTCTTCTTCTCCTACTCGTTCTTTCCATTTCTGTAACCAAGTTTGATCTGAGGTTTTACCTAGAATAGTAGTAATAGATGGATAAGATCCATCAGGTGTGTGATAAGTTCTGCCACTAGGTAGAGTATCAGTATCTACCTCAGTTATGTATTTGAACTTCTCTTTCATAATCTTCAACGGTATTGACAATAGGTTTTCCTTTCGCATTTAAGCTTGTATTAATTAGTATAGGATAACCACTTTGCCTTGTTATCTCTAATATTCTCCAAATATAAGCATTCTTATTACGACTTATTATTTGAAGACGAGCTGATTTATCGTGAGTATTAAAGTTACCTCCAATAATATCAGCAACAAACAACATATCATAACTAGGCTGATAAATTTTAAACCACGTATCAGCTTCTTCTTCTTGGCATATAGGTGCATAAGGTCTCCACGAATCTGTATCACGCTTTTTAATTTGATTTAGTTTTTCTATATTATCATCTGTGGGAATACATAGCAAGCTTCGATTTCCAAGTGCGCGAGGACCAAACTCTGCTCTGCCTTGAATAACAGGAACAATCTCACCCTTAAGTAACCTAGCTGCTACTTCGTCAGTAGTAATTCCGTTATTAGCGTTTACCCCTAGATAAGCATTTTCCCAATTAGGTCTACAAATCAAAGCAGCAGCACCTAGAGCGCATCCAGCATCTCCTGCAGCAGGTTGTATTGCAATAGATTCAAATCCTGAATATTTTTTAATGTTAGTGTTGGCTACACAATTGAGGGCAACCCCTCCTGCATAAGCTAAATTTTTCATCCCAGTTTCTTCTTGTAACCAAGTAGCTAAAGACAAAAGTACGTTTTCAGTTACACGTTGAACTGATGCAGCTATGTCCCAATCCAAAACGCCGTAACCAACACCGCGTTCAAAATTATGCAAGACAGTATAATCTCCATCTGCGTTCCAATCTATAATTTTTTGATTTATCCAGGGCAACCACTTAGGTTCTCCATAAGCAGCTGCTGCCATCACTTGCGACTCGTCAGAAAGAGGTTTAAGTCCCAAGAAACGAGTAGCACTAGAGTAAAATAAACCAATAGAGTTTGGGTAAAGAAATCTTTTAATCCATTCAATTTTGCCATTTCTATAAACTCCTAAAGATGTTGAATATTTATTTCCGACCGTATCTACTACCATTATCGCGCACTCATACCAATCAGTCATAAGAATGGAACTCATAGCATGGGCTTCGTGATGGTCTACTAAGACAGGTTGTGCTTTAGTTATTTTTCTAATCTCTGATTTAAAATCAGAATAAGTAGATTCTTCATAAAAAGCAGCAAATTCAAAATCTTCCCATGCATCCTGTAACCATGATATGGTATTAATCGGAAATGATTTATCATATTTTTTTCTAGTAAAACGTTCTTCGTGAGAAGCGCCTAGAATATGAGTATCTTTTAATGCGGCTGCGGCACTATCGTGGTGATAGCAGCTGACTCCTAGTATGTTCATCAAAGTACCTATTAAATATTGAGGTTAAATCTTTTTTAGTTTTACCTAAGTAGTTAGGAGAGCTTACAAAATCTACAAAAGCCCATCTGTAATTATCCACTACTGGTTGAATTCTATGAACCATAAAACAAGGAAAATACATAGTCTTACCTGGTTTAGGGTATATTCTAGCTATTATCTTATCAGGTTCTGGGGCAGAAAAATCTGTCTGTAAAACTCTATCATTTTTCGGATTCCAATTACCTATTTCAAAAGGCTTACCTTCAGTAAGATAAACAATATGCGTCCAAAAACGACTTGCTCTAGAAGAAGTAAGTCTTCCGTGAGTATAATCTAGGTTATCAAAATGCCACTCATAACCTTCACCTGGTTTTAGTAAGATTGCAACTTTATTAGCTACATCACATCTCCACTGATGGCCGTATCTGGTATAGTTTTTAGAGCAAAAGTCTACTAACTTTGTAGAACTTTTAGCTATTGATTCTGAGAACCCGACAGTAACTGCGTCGGTCCATTCTGGGTCAATGTAATCTTCCATCTATCATAAACCTCTTTAGCAAGTAAGGGTGCGAATGCAAAATGCCCTTTTTGATTCATATGACCTGCGTACCCAGCATACTCACCCTCTTTCTTTGCAAAATCTCTTAAATATTGATTCCATATACAAGGATGTCCTTGTATCAATGGGTCTTCTATGACACAGGGTCGATAAATAGGAACAATCATAAGATTATCTGGAGTACAAGTATTTAAAACAGACAGCACATATAATACATGAGTACGCCAGTACCATTTTAGTTTAGTAAACTTTTTAAACCACAGTTTCCTAGTCAAATCTCCCCAAGGATCTTCTGCACCATACGGATAAGGTAATAGATATTTGTGCTCACCTGTAGGATCTGCCCTGTGATGATGCCCTACTAACCAAATAACCTTAAAATCCTTGACAAGTTCGTTTCGTATGATAAAATCAGCTTGAACATCAATACTGGCTCCGGTCTCTTCCCAGCGATTTTTTAAGCCTAGTATGTCGAATACCGTAAAGTTGGCCTCATCATTTTGCATAGACCAAGAATTACCCATAACAAAGATTTCATTATTAATGTACATAGTAACCTGCGGAGATAGTTTTACACAAGGAGAAGGGCTAGAATCAATATATCTAGCTTACCCATATTTACTTAAAAAACTTTTGAAAGCTAATAAATTAACTAACTTAGCACAAAGTGGTGCTTCTGAATACCTTATTACAGCACAAGTTGAGCAAGCTGTCAAGTTAAAACCTGATTTGATTGTTGTAGGTCATACAAGCGAGTATAGGTGGCAAGTATGGGATGTAAGAAACAACATAACTCAAGGATTTTTAGTTGCAAACCATGTGCTTAAAAATGAAAAATACTATCGAAACTGGATACTCTCTGAGCAAATCTTAGCTAATCGTAGGTCAGAAGATAAAAAACACCAAGCTGCTTGGCACGCAGCAGGAATGTTATATTACTCGGATGAAGAGTTAGTAAGAAGGCTATGGAGTGGAGCAGTAGCGAAACAAATTTTGCTGTGCCAAAGAGCTAATATACCTATGATACATCATTGCTGTTTTCCACATCTTCAACCTTACTTATCAGAACTTACAGACGACTATGTAGAGTTTCATCTTGATTTTGAAAAACATAAGGACTTTGCCCCTGATAAGTCACATGCAGGAGCTAGAAGTCATTTAACGCTTGCTAAGAAAATCATCAATATGGTCCGCTAAAAGCTTATGTGCATATCTATTAGGGTGTGCTCCATCAGGGTAAAACATATCTGGATTATCATTCCAAAATTTAATTTTACCTAATGAGTGAGTTAAAAGAGCATCTACACCCACTTTATCTTCTTCAATAAATTGTTCTATGTATTTAATATCTCCAAAGTATTCTGAGTCTTTAAAATCAGGGTAAAGAAATTCTGTGATACTAGGAATTTTGAAAAAACATTCAAACTCAGGTCTGATTCTTTCTATTCCACCAACTAAGATTAACTTATCTTTATATTTTTCTAGGTTCTTGTAGATATAGTTATTTATAAAATAAATTTTATGAAACACGTGCGGATTGTTGTACATGTCTACATTATCTTCTTTTCTAAAGTTCACAAAACTTCTCGTAGCACAAGTCTTAACAAAAATAATATAATCAATCTCATCTAAATCATGTCTCTTCTTAAGATGGTCTAGGGCAACTATGTCGCCCCAACCAGGAAAAGGACAATGTATAATCTTATATTTGTCGGTATTTGCTAAGTATCGTGAAAACGAGTGGTCTCTCGCGTGAAAGTTTATATCATCGCCTTTAGATTTATCCCACTCTCCCGCAGACCACGAATCGCCAGTTACGTAGATAGTCTTATGAGTCTTATTGGGAGGAGTGTAATGACCTGATGCGTTACGAGCAGGCATCTACCCACTCTTTAATTTCATCCCATTTTTCCTCTTCTTCTTCAAGAGAATTTTTGCGAACAATAGTGGCTACTTTAGTAATAGTAGCGACAGGTAAGCCATACTCAGTTTTAATATCTTTTTTCAGCTCTGCAATAGATTCTCGAATAGATTCTGCTTGAATCATCAAGTCTACGATGCGTGAAATTTCTTTACGTACTTCTTGTTTTAGTGCTGGTTCCATTTTATTCCTCAAAGTTAAAAAGGTTGAAGTCTGTCCAATAGCGATCTGCTATTAAACTTTTTTGACTACGACTGAGAGATATTTCCATGTTAGAAACATTAGCTCTTTCTAATGTACAACCATGAGCTTTTAACAAATGTGTTAGGCTAAATAAATCTTCGTCAAAGTCATATATTAATTTAGGTATTATAATAAAATTATCAGAACATAAGAAGCGATAAATGGGTTGAAAATGGTGATTACA